ATCCGGATCATTGACAGTGACAATTTTCTGGAGCTTCCGCTATCGACACAGGCGCTGTATTTTCATTTGCTGTTGCGTGCGGATGATGATGGTTTCATTAACAATCCGAAACGAATACAGCGCATGATTGGAGGGAGCGAAGATGATTTTAAATTACTGATCGCGAAGCAGTACATTCTCACATTTTCATCAGGAGTGATCGTGATCAAACACTGGAGAATGCATAATTGCATCAAGAAAGACCGGTATCATGAAACAGACTGTATCAATGAGAAAAATATGCTTTATCTGAATGAAAATAAGACCTATACATTTGAAAAACCGCAATGTATCCAGAATGGAGACATTTTGGAACCAGAACGGAACTCCAGTCTAGGTAAGGTTAGTCTAGGTAAGTCTAGTATAAATAATAATATACTGCCGGAGCAAGCCGGGCAGCAGAAGCAGGAACAACAAAAACTGGAGAATGATAACAAAGATTTTGAACAGCTCTATCAGGGGGCAAGAGAAAGAGAATATCACATGCCGTTGAAGGATGGCAGTGATTATGTGGTCACTGAGAACGACGTTGAGAGATTTGAACAACTCTATCCAGATCTTGATATCCATGCAGAGATGAGAAAAATATATGCTTGGCTGATTAATAACACTCAGAAACGAAAGACAAAACGAGGTATGCCTAAGTTTTTGAACGGTTGGATTAATAGGACTTATGTCCAGTTTGTTCAGGAGCCAAAGGCACGAGCTAATGCTCCTAAGCCACAGATACAGCACAATTTCACACAGAGAGATTACGACTTTGATGATCTGGAACAGCAATTACTGAGAAAGCAGCAGGAGGGAATGTGATGGCAAAGAAAAGACAATATGCAAACTCAAATCCAGTAAGGTTAAATCCAGTAAGTTTTGAGATGATTGAAGAAAAACTGAAAAAGATAAAGCCTGGAAGAAAGATAACGATTTTTGTACCAAGAAAATTGACACAAGACAACAAAGATCGGTACAGAGTAGTGAAAGGCGAAGTCGCTGCGATCTACAGCAAGATGGTTCATGTTTGTGTTAAAGCAGGAAGAAGTGTTTACAACGAATGTTTCTTGAAAACAGATTTGTATCGATGGCAGTTTAACGTGAAATAAACGAAAAAAGAGACAAGAACTTACGAGAAGTCCAATGCCTCAGAACAAGTATAACACATTCAGGAGGTATTGAACATTGGAAAATGAATTTGAAAAGGCAAAAAAATTTTTGAAAAAGATCAGATGGATCGATAATGAAATTGATGCACTGATTGAAGACAAGAAAAGCTATATGGACCTTGCAACAAAACGGACAAGCACCTGGGATGGATGTGGCGTACATAATTCAGGTTGTAAGGACCAGATGGCAGAAGTGACTGCAAAGATTGCCGACATTGAGAATGAGATCTGTGCAAAGATTGACAGATTACTGGATTACAAAAAGAAAGTATCGAAAGTGATTGAACAGATCGAGGACAAAGAATGTCAAGTGATTCTTGTGTTAAAATTTGCCAGATATATGCCGATGGTTGATATTGCAGACAAAATGAATATGGACCGAAGTACGGTTTATCGAAAGTATAAAAAAGCAATTAAAGCAGTACAGGAGATTTTGTCAGAGTCTGACAAAGAAAAACAGTGATGAAGAATGATCTGACGGCTTAGATCTCTGCCTGATATAACATGTAAATTATTTGTTGTTCTGCCAATCGGTGCTATATGTTGGATTCGGGCAGAGATCCAAGCCGTCAGGCTTGACACTGGATGTTTTATATACCACACGAGACAATTAAATAAAGATCCAGTTGCAATATAACTCATAAGAAACGCAAAAACTAATGCAGGAAATGCCCGGCTTCGGTCGGGCAGAAAGGAGAAATGTGAAAATGAAACCACGTATGATGAGAATTGGATATGAAACATTAACCAGAGGTCAAAAGCAAGAGATTTTTAGATTAGTTCAAAAGTTTGAAGAAGAAAATAAAAATATAAGATATGGTGAAATGTATTGGTATTTTGATACTTTTGGAGAGTTGTATAGTACTGACTGGTGTGATACAAAAGAAGATCGTTACAGATACAATACAGGAAATTATTATAAATCCGAAGAAGTGGCAAATTACGATTTGCAGAAGAAAATTACAAGAAAGAAACTTGAAAGATACGCAGAAATACACAATGATTTATCTAGGGATATATGGGATGGGAAAACATTACATTTTTATATTTGCTATGATTTGAATGATAAAGACATAAGAGCAGGAAGTGATTGTAAGGCAAAGAGAAATACAATATATTTTACATCATTACAAACGTTGTTTGAAGCAATTGAAGCTGTTGGAAAAGAAGATGTAAAAAAATATTATTTGGAAGTAGAAGAATAAAGAATTAATAAAAAGATGGGAGAAATCTCATCTTTTTGTTGTAAAAGTATTGACATAGTGTGCACACTATGATATTATATAAACATGGAAGGAGGAAAAGCTAATGAAAAAGAAACAAAAGAAAAAGCTTGCAAAGTTGATTATCAAAGCAATAACAGCAATAGCCCTACTGATTAGTGCGATAGCTCAACTTATACAAGCCCTTAACTAATAAAGCCCTATTAGTTAAAACAACAGAGGAAAGGGAGAGAAATCTCCCGATCCTTTGTAACAATAGTATAACACACATTAGCTTAAAAGAAAAATGAAGAAGATAACATTTTACGACATGGTACTACTGTTTGCGATCGTGCTACAGTTTGGAGAGAGAAGTATTTACACAAGTTTGATATTATTGTTTGCATCAATACTTGAACTGATTGACGTACTTCCGAAGATTGTGAGGTTGATAAGACATGGAAAGTAAAGCGAATCCACAGACAAAGGCAAGTGCAAAGTGGAATAAAAAAGCAGGATACGTTGCCAAAAGTTACAAGTTAAAAAAGGACACTGTGGAAGCATTTGCAGAAGCATGCAAGAAGGCAGGAGTAAGTCAGGCAGGTCAATTGACAAAGATGATGAATGATTTTATTCAAAAAGTAGAAGAAAATTAAAAGATGCGACACTTTGCAACACTTACATGTGTTATTATGGCATTGTAAAGAAATGAATAAAGAGGAAAAAGCACATTGGACAGATTCTGATGTGCTTTTCTTATGCCTAAAAGAAGGTGAAAGAGATTGAACACTGTACAGCCGATTAGAGACATGAATACAGTTATGGACATTGCACGATATCTGAAACAGAATAACGAGCGGGATTATGTGATGTTCACAACAGGAATTTATTCAGGGTTGCGAGTGTCTGATATTCTGAAGCTTCGTGTCAAAGATGTTCGTGGAAAAGATTACATAGCCATGAGAGAAAAAAAGACAAAGAAAGAGAAGCGTTTTATCATCAATAAGAATCTGAAAAAGATACTGGAAGCGTGGACACGAGGGAAAGATGATCTTCAATATCTTCTTGAGAATCCAGTAACACATAGACCGATCAGCAGGCAAAGAGCTTGGGAAGTGATGAGGAATGCAGGAGAAGAGTTTGGAGTTTATAATCTAGGAACACACACCATGAGGAAAACATTTGGTTATCATATGTATCAGGCGACACATGATGCAGTGATGTTGATGAAATTATTCAATCATTCAGATATTCATGTAACGCTCAGATATATAGGAGTTGAACAAGATGAAACAGATCAAGCGATTTCAAAATTGGATTTTGGCGTTTGATTTTTCTTTTTGTACAGAAAAGTTAACTCAAATTTGTTGTGTAAAGTTACATGACAAAAAATAAGGTGCATTTATAAGAAAGAAAAAAACCTTTGCAAGTTTACAAAATTATAAGATATGTCAAGTCAAAGAGAAAAATAAAGCGGAATTAACTCAGCGGTTAGAGTGGTGATCTTATAAATCACTGGCGGTTGGTTCGACTCCAACATTCCGTATTCATCCAGGAGATGTAACAGTCAACTAAGGCAAATAGCCATACTTCATTTTTGTCAGAGTCTGACAAACTTCTGGATGTTATAACGTGGTAGTTGTTAGGAACAGGAGCATTAAAAAAATATAAGAATGTTGCTTGGTCATTCTTTATCCTCCTTTCACAAAAATGTTTATTTATAGTTGCAGTCAATAAGTTAATTAATTGGTACATGGGCGCAGCTCCTTCAGGTTCGATTCCTGATACCACGGTTTTTGTCAGAGTCTGACAAAGTTATAAAGCAGAGTAGAGCAGTGGTAGCTTGTCAGCCTCCTTAGCTGAAGGACGGTGGTTCGATTCCATCCTCTGCAATTTAGAGAAAGGAAATAATGTATGTTGAAATCATGTCAGTATTGTGGTCGTATTCATCCGAAGAATTATGATTGCGGTCGCAAGCCGAAAAGAATTAAAAGAGATACAAAGGCTTATAGGTTTCATAGAACGCAGGCATGGCAGGATAAGAGTATAGAGATTAGAAGACGAGATCATTACTTATGTCAGTGCTGTATCAGACTCATGCATGGAACAATGAGAAAACATAACTATGATGATTTATCAGTCCATCATATTGTGCCGATTGCAGAAGACTATGAGCAGAGATTGGATGATGATAATCTGATTACTGTATGTGGTCATCACCATGAGATGGCAGAGTCAGGACAGATAGACAGAGAGGTACTGCATGAGATCGCAAAGGAACAGAATGAAAAGAGAGAGATGCAGGGCTGAGCGAGGGTGTTCCAAGGTATCCCCCCGGGATTAAAATTTTGAAAAAAGAAACGCCGTCCAGACCGACGCCCCATAATTGAGTATAAAAAATTCCCACATCAGCATTTTGAAAGGAGGGAGCTTTAAATGCCAACACCAACAAAACCAGCAAATGTAATTAGACTGGAAAAAAAGAGTCATCGAACAAAAAAAGAGCTGGCATCTAGGGAAAATGCGGAAAAAGCTCTTTTGACTGGAGAAAAATTAAAAGAAAGAAAAGAAGTAAAAAGTGATCCAGTAGCTCACAAAGAGTTTCTAAGAATAAAAAAACTCCTTGAAAAAATAAAGAAAAATGACGATCTATATAGCAGCGTAATTAATCGTTATTGTCAGTTATATGCAGAATGTAAAGACTTTGAAGATAAAAGAGAAGCAATTTATAAGCAGTTGCTTGACCTCCAGGAAAATTATCAGAAGATGATCGATGAGGAAGAAATGACAGTGAAAGAGTATTATAACCTGGAACTTGGGATGCAAAAAAATCTGGTTTCCCTGGATAAACAGGTGCAGGCAAAACGAAAAATGCTTCTTGATATTGAAAAAGAAAACATCATGACGATCGCATCCGCATTAAGGTCTGTTCCAAAGAAAACCGAAAAGAAAGATAATCCTCTTTTGGCGGCTTTAAATGGTTCGTGATGGAAGAGCATACAAGTATGCACAATGGGCAGTTTCGGAAACGGAAGGAATGGTACCGCATTATGTTAAAGTGCAAGCCCAGCAATGGATGGATATTGTTGATGACTATAATGAGGATGCTTATGTAGATGAAAAAGAATTTGAGAAGATATGTAACTTGTTAAAGCTGATGATCCATCCAGACGTTCATTGCAGCATTTATGATGCAATGGAAGATTATGCCTGGTTATTGATCACAGCGACACTTTGTACGATGTGGAGAGAAGGAAGTGAGATCTATGATGATAATAAAGTTAGTTTTGAATCTTGCAAGATCAGATATTACACGACAGCTCTGTTAGAGATATCACGTAAAAATCATAAAACATTTTATTGTGCAGTAATCATAATATTGTTAATGCTGACAGGCGTTGGATTTGGAAGATACTTTTCCGTTGCTCCAACACTCGCTCAATCATCAGAGGTAAAGCTTGCAGTTCGTAAGATATTGAAAAGCAGTCCCTTATTGGTAGATGAGGAAGATCCAGCATTTAAAATCTTACGCAGTGAAGTAACTTGTAACATTAACGAGAGTAATTTCACACCATTAGCGTACAGTAACGATAACTTGGATTCCAGATTGGCGAATGCATTCGTCGCGGACGAAGCCGGTGGAATGGATTCATATCCACTCGAAGCAATGAGATCATCACAGATTGAGATTATTAACAATCTTGGAATGGTCATAAGCACGCAGTACCCCAATGATGACAATGTTTTTATTGATGAGGTTGATATTGCAAAAAAATTATTAGATGGAGTACTTGAGTCTGAGGACGTTGGTACATATTTTTCTCTACTTTACGAGCCGGATGATGAGTTGAAAACAGGAGAAACATGGCAGAAGGATGACCGCTGTATTTATCAGTCTAATCCGATCGCAGTGGAGAAAAAGGCAGTATATAAGAACATTGTAAAGAAAAGAACCAGTGCAATTCTTTACGAGAACAAGAGAGAAAACTATTTATGCAAACATAATAATATTCGGTATAAAGGTCTTGGAGTCGAAGGTTATATTGATATCCAGAAAGTCAAATTATGCCGGGATCAGATAGAAAAAGAGTGGTGGCAAGGCAGAAAAGTCTGGATCGGACTGGATTTATCTCTGTCTGAGGATAATACAGCATTTGCGATGGTTACAGAAGAAGATGGAGTCATTTATACGAAAGTGCTTGGATTCTTACCAGATGGAAGGATTGAGTATAAAACAAATAAAGAGCATGTAAATTATAAACGCTGCATTGATCATGGTGACTGCATCGCATGCGGTGATGAAGTTATAGATTACAGAATTGTTGAAAATATAATTATGACTCTGGAAGAAGAATATGGCGTGACGATCATGCAGATCGGATACGATAAGTGGAATGCAATTTCATCTGTACAGAAATTCGAGGCAGCAGGATATGAATGTGTTGAGATTAAGCAGCACAGTTCAGTGCTTCATGCACCAACCAAACTGTTGAAAGAAAAGATTTTATCCAAAGAATTTGTTTACAATTCGAACAGATTACTAGAGATTAACTTCCAGAACGCCAGATGCACCGAAGACACAAACTTGAATAAATACGTAAACAAGAAAAAATCTGCTGGAAAAGTAGATATGGTAGTGAGTTTGATCAATGCTATGTACTTATTACAGCAATATATGTTGTATGGAGTGGATGATTTCTCTGTACAGACAGCATAGGAAGGAAAGGAAATGGCATTTTTTAAGAAACGAGAAAGAGCAGAGCCGGAACAGGACAATAAAGAAAAGAATGAAAATGATTGTGATGATTTATTGATCAGTACATATCTCGGAAGAAATAATATCACGCGAGAAATGGCAGAAGAAATTCCAGCAATTCAAGGAAATCTTGATCTGATCGTAAAAACAGCTGCTAATGTGCCGATACGTTTATACAAAAGGAATGGAAAACGTGTTGAGGAAATTGAAAATGATCACAGAGTCAGTCTGTTGAATGAAGATACAGGTGATACACTGGATGCAAAAGAGATGAAACAGGCAATGTTTCGAGACTATTTCCTTGGAAAAGGCGGTTATTGTTATGTGAATCGAGATGGACTTAAAATCAGATCTTTACATTATGTGGACCAAAAGAATGTTGGAACTGCAAAAGATCCGGATGTGATTTTTAAGAGATATGTGATTCTGGTACAGGGAAAATCTTATTTTCCTGAGGACTTTATTACACTTCTTCGGAATACAACAGACGGAGTGAAGGGACACAGTATCATTGAAACGAATAAAACCTTGATTTCTATCATGTACAACAACATGAAGTATGAAGAAACTCTTGTGAAGACTGGTGGAAATAAAAAAGGTTTTATAAAATCACCAAGATCGCTGACGCAGAAAGCATTAGACAGTATCAAGGCTGCATTTAAGAAACTGTACCAGAATAATACAGAAAATGTCGTTGTACTGAATAATGGATTGGAATTTCAGGAATCTTCCAACACATCGGTGGAAATGCAGTTGAATGAGAATAAACAGACAAACAGCAATGAGTGCTGCAAGATGCTTGGTATTCCTTCAACGATGTTGTCGGGTGGCGGAAAAGAGGAAGATGACAAGAAATTTATTAAGTATTGTGTCACGAATCTGTTGGATGAATTTATGACAGCGATCAATAAAGTATTACTGCTCGAATCAGAAAAAGGGCAGTATTTTTTTGCTCCGGATATGTATGAATTGACAAAAGGAGATATTGATAAACGTTACAATGCATATAAGACAGCAACAGATAGTGGATGGTTACAGGTAGATGAGGTAAGAGAACGTGAAAACATGGAACCGCTTGGTATGAATATGATCAAGTTAGGACTTCAAGATGTTTTATATGATCCAAAGACTCAGATGCTATATGTACCAAACACGAATCAGATGCACAAATTAGGAGAAGGAGGTAACGGAGAAGGCGAATCGAAGTAAGAGCTGGACAGGATGGAAAGAAGTCCGTCATTATCGAAGGATATGTGAATGTGACAAATCGAAGATCAAGACCGATTCCAGACGGAAAAGGCGGGTATTTTTTAGAAGAAATTCAACCTGGAGTGTTCCAGCGAGCAACAAAAAAGGCAGAAGAAATTAAATTATGTCTTGATCACCGCAGAGAAATCGGTGGAACAAAGAGTAATCTGTCACTGAAAGAGGATGTGATCGGATTAAAGGCACGTGCAGAAGTAACAGATTCAGAAACTGTGAAGGCAGCAGAGGAAAAAAGATTAAGAGGTTGGTCTTTTGGTTTCAGAAAACCAAGAGAAGAACGTGCAGAAGAAAATGGGATGAGTATCCGAAAGATCTCAGATCTTGAGCTGACAGAAGTGTCAATTATCGATAACAAGATGAAGCCTTGGTATAATTCGACTACGATTGAAGCCAGAGCAGAAGGTGAGGATGAAATCGAAGTCAGAGCCCAGGAAGATGATCTTGACTATATAAGTAATAAGAAACCTGAAAACGATGCAGAAAAAAGCAGAGCAAAGATCAAGAAGATGATCGAAGAAGCCGGAGGTAATATTTAAGGAAGATTACAAGAGTAAACAGAGAAAAAAGCAGACGTATGAAAATGAATATCCAGTTTTTTGCCGGAGAGGGTAAAGAAAAGGATAACATTAAAGCATTAAGAGAAAACAGAGCAGAAAAAGTGGAAGAGTTAAAACTTTTATATGCCACTTTGGAAGCAGAAGAAAGAGCTATTACAGACGATGAAGAAAAACGTGCGGAAACACTCAATGATGAGATTAAGAGAATTGATAAAACCATTCATATCCTTGAAGATATGAAAAAGAATATTGAGGAACGTGGGGAAAGAGAAGATCCAGAGATTGATCCAGATCCAGAAAAAGAAGAAGAGAAAAGAGCAGAAGAGGAAGAAAAAGCCTTTGCAGATTACCTCAGAGGAGTGGTCACGGATGAACATCGTGCTGCAAACATTACAAAAACAGATAATGGGGCGGTGATTCCCAAAACGATCGCAAATAAGATCATTAAAAAGGTCTATGATATTTCTCCAATTCTTGAAAAGACAACAAAATATAATGTAAAAGGTGATCTGGAAATTCCGAAGTATCCAGCAGATTCAGATGATATCACTATGGCATATCATGATGAATTTACAGAACTGGAAGCAAAAGCAGGGAAATTTACAACAATTTCTTTAAAGGGATTCTTATCAGGAGTGCTATCACTGGTATCTAACTCACTGATCAATAATTCACAGTTCGACATTGTATCCTTTGCAATTGATCAGATGGCATATAACGTATCACGATTCGTTGAAAAAGAACTTTTGATCGGAACAGACAACAAGATTGAGGGTCTGAAAGGTGTAGTGCTTACTACAACAGCAGAGAAAGCAACAGCGATCAAAGCAGATGAACTGATCGATCTTCAGGATTCTATTAAAGATGCATTCCAGGCAGATGCGATTTGGATCATGAACTCTAAAACAAGAACGGCAATCCGTAAATTAAAAGATCAGAATGGAAGATATCTGTTACAGGATGACGTTAATGCACCATTTGGAAAAGTGCTGTTAGGAAAACCAGTGTACTGTTCTGATAACATGCCAGAGTTGGCAGCATCAGCAACAGCAATCTATTATGGAGATATGTCAGGACTTGCTGTAAAGATTGCAGAAGATCTTGAGATTGCAGTTTTACGAGAAAAATACATGACGCAGCATGCAACAGGAATTGTTGGATGGATGGAAATGGATTCAAAGGTTGAAAATGAGCAGAAGATTGCAAAAATGGTTATGGCTGCGGAGTAACAGATGAAAATTAGAGCAAAAGCTGATTTTTATGGATCTATAAAGATGGACAAAGATGAGACACGGGAGATTGAAAATGATCCCGTGATCTCCGATCTGTTAAAAATGGGATTGATAGAGATCCTGGATGAACAGGAAGGCGGTGAGTCAGATGAGAGTGAGCGAAATTGACGAAGATTATCTTGTGAATTATCTGAAACTAGATGAACCAGATGATGACGATATCAAATTTGCTCAAACCTGTCTTGATGCAGCGAAAAGTTTTATCAGAGGGCAGACAGGTCTTGATGACGAACAGATTGATGCATACGAAGATATTACGATTGCAGTATTGGTACTCACACAGGATATGTATGATAATCGTCGGTTGTATGTCGAAAAAAGCAATGTAAATAAGGTAGTGGACAGCATTATTTATCAGTATGCGGAGAATTGGTTATGAAAGAGATCAACATCGGAAAGATGAATAAGAAAATATACATATGTACACCAAGAACAACACAGGATGAAATGGGACAGGATATCATGACCTATGAAAAAGGAAAAAGGATATGGGCAACCGTAAAATCTGTGCGTGGTGGTGAATATTATGATGCTTTGAAGCTGTCTCCAGAGGTATCTTATATCATTTATACAAGATACAGGAAAGACATACATCCAGATACGATCCTCATGTATCACGGAAAGAAACTGGAAGTGAAGCATGTCGCTGATATTGAAGAAGAGCAGGTAATGCTTGAGATTCAGTGTACAGAGTATAAGAAAAAAGGAGCAGATCATGGATGGATTGGAATTTGACGGACTGGATGATCTGGTTGATGGATTAGAAAATGCAGTCAGCAAGTATCCAGATCTTGCAGAGGCAGGATTAAAAAAAGAGCAAAAAGATTTTAAAAAAGATATGATCCGTGAGACATGGAGTGCAGTGGATAAGCACACAGGAAATCTTGTACGAGGCTTTCGATTTTCAGCAATCAGAGGAAACAGATCTAATATGGAAACAGATTTCTATGCAGAGGGCAGCAAGAAAGGTGCGCATTTTCATTTGGTCAATAATGGTCATGAAATGGTAACGGTTGTCAGCCGGAACGGAAAGAAGGTTCAAGGTGGTGGGAAGACCGTTGGATTTGTTGCCGGGCGCAGAATCAAAGAACCAGTGATCGAGAGGTGGCATCAAGAACATGCAAAGAGAGCTGAAAAAATGCTGGAAAAGATTCATGAGGAAATTGAAAAATGATACCAATCAAAGAACTGAAAGCAAGTTATATCAAGGTTTTGCGTGAAGCAGTTCCGGGTATGAGAATTTATAGTAATGAAGTAGAGGAAGGTTATGAAACGCCATCCTTATTTGTTCAGATGATTCCTCTGATATTTAAACAGAGGGAGACGGCAAGTATCACACGATCAAGTTATATGTTTGAAACGACGTTTTTACAGTATAAGAAAAATGATGCCGAACAGCTTGAAATCATGGAAAAGATAAGAGACAAATTAGGTGATCATTTGGAAGTGGAAGACCGGAAGATATTTGTGGAAGAACCAGAGATTCAATACACCGGACAGACTCATAATATCATACAATTTGTTTTCAAAGTTGAATTTTTAGAAGACTGCCGACAGGCAGCAATAGAGCAGATGATGCAGGAAGTTAATATGAAGGAGATGATAACAAAGGGGAACATGCAGCATTAATATAACCTTTATTGAAAAAGCAAAGACAGTGATCGAAAGATCTGGAAGTAAAAACGTAGGTCTGATTATTCCTGGAACAAACAATGACAGGATTTTAAAGATTGCGCCAGGAGATAATATTCCAAGTGCTGGATTAAAGTACAAAGAACAGATTGAGATGGCACTGATTGGAAACACGGTCAAACCGAAAAAGCTGGTCGTTGCATTTTCAGGAGTAGATCATGCAGAGATTGACGATGCATTAAATGCATTGGCAGATGAAAATGTAAGTTATGCAGCAGTCAGCGCACAGACAGATACAGTAGCATCGAAAGTTGTCAGCTGGGTAAAGGAACAGCGAGAAATTGGAAAAAATATTAAAGCTGTTTTACCAGAAAATGCAGCGGATAATGAAGCAGTCATAAACTTTTCCACAGAAAGTGTATCAATTGTTGATAAGTCATACACTGCAGAGCAGTTTTGTGCCAGAATGGCAGGATTGTTTGCAGGAACACCGATTACAGAAAGTGCAACATATGCAGTGCTGCCAGAAGCGACAGATTGTACACGAATGTCCAAAAAAGAGATGGATTCAGCAATTGATGCAGGAAAACTGATCCTGTTTTATGAAGACGGAGAAGTCAGAGTTGCACGTGCAGTTAATTCATTTACAACAAAGACCGATGAAAAAGGAGATCAGTATAAAAAGATTAAGCTGGTCGATATTATGGACACCATCAAGAGTGATCTGAGAAGCACGATCAGAAATGAGTGGATTGGGAAAAAGGTCAATACTTATGATAATAAATGCCTTTTGATCTCTGCAATTCAGGGATATATGGATGATCTTGTATTACAGAATGTCTTAGAATCTGCAACAGTAGAAATTGATATTAATGGAAACAAACAATATCTTGAACAAAATGGTGTGGATA